CCAGACGTTCCGGCGTTATCCTGCAACAGGTGCGGAGGCACCCCGTAAATACGGGCCACCTCCTGCACCGTGAATCTGCGCTGCTCGAGGAACTGCGCCTCACCCGGTGCCACCTGCAACGTCCTAAACTTGGCCCCCTCAGTCAGCACAGCTACCCGCTTAGCACGGTCAGGACCTGAGAACAGATCCGACCACGCCTCACGTGTCGCAGCCCTACCAGTATCTGACAGTTTGACCTCAGGCGGGATCTCAATGACACCGCCTGGTGTGGCGTCATTCTTGAAGAACGAAGCTCCGTAGCGCTGCGCTGCCAGACTCACACCCAACGTCTCAGCGCACGCAGCGATAGGTGACATACCATGAAGCGAACCTGGTGCCGTCATGCCCCGCAGGTGCATCACCTCAAGCGAAGCACCAGACTCTGCTAGGAACTCTGGCACCAGCGTGACCGTGCCAGTCGCACGGTTAGTGATCTTCACGATCTCCTTGCTCTCACGCACGCAAGAGTCAGGCGCTAGCACAGACATCGCAGATAGCCCATCGTTAAAGTTTGACCAATCCAGCAGCACGAATGCGTTGCCGTCTTGTAGCAGCGACATCAGCACCTGCCCCAGGAACTCTGACCACAGCTCATGCTGACTAGGACGGTCAAGCCACACAGGTCGAGGAGTCACCAACGTAGGCACAGCAGCGGTGCCTTCGCTGTACAGGTTGCGGGGCAGCGTGCTAATAGCCTCAGAGATGATCCGCCAGGAACCATAAACGGCAGACAGCTGCCCGGCCTGCTTCACGCCCACTCGGACGCCGGCGTGCGAACCTATACCGCCGACCATAGACAGGTCGCCACCAGAGTTGAACATGTCCTGAAGCGAGATACTACGTGCGGACAGCGCACCTGTAATCAGGTCTGTGATACGCATCATTCGCCGGCCTCATCGACAGCACGCACAGCCACACGAAGCGCTAGCGCACCGCCGATGATCCACACCGCAGGAGGGAACACAGCCCACACGCCGACAGCGATAGCAGTCAATCCAGCCACCACCAACAACAACACACCGAACTCATTCATATTTGAACCTCTCATATCAGAACAACTAGCGAGTCATCCGAGTTGACCGTTTCAGTCTCACGCCACCGAAGCGCACGATCGACCGCTATCACGAGCGCCACAGCGATATCGATATGCCGGGTGCTCGACTTGTACTCCTTCGTTAACACGCCACCCTGCGGCGTCTCCTTCAACACACCGTTCGCAAGATGCCTGGCCAGCGCAGGGTCACCGTTGTGCTTTAAACCCGCATCCATCACGCACGCATAGAACGAACCAGTCGCAGGGATCATGCGTGCCCTAGAGTTCGTAGGAAACTCCACCAGCGGCGCACCATGATCCACCTGCATACGCAGCAGCGACTGCTCAAACCGCCACGGGTCTGCCACCAGCTCACGAACCGTGAACCTTGACATCGCCGCAAGCATCGCCGCTTCAACCTCGTCCGCTGGCGTACGCCAGTCTGGATCATTTGTTGGTGCCTCCCAGTGTCCCAGCACTTGCACAAACATGTCAGACAGCCGAACCGCCACCAGCGCCGTGCTGTCACCCTTCCAAGCGCCATCGAATCCGAGAATAACCTCGTCGCCGTCTGCTAGCAGGTCGTCACACTCAAGCGCATCCCAAGCACCCGCAGGCAGAAACGCATTCGCAGAACTCACCCAGCCGTTCAGCTTGTAACGGATGAACGCAGACTCGTGAGAGCTCTTCAGTGTGGCCTCAAAGTCAGCAGCAGAGTTCGGGAATATCGACCACGCAGGATTCATAGCCTCCCACACCGCAGGGTCTTTGTGCGACCATTCAGGCTCCTTCATCTGTTCCATCGTCGGCCCATACCACGACATACCGAACCCCTGCGAGAAGTCCTCGCCACGCTCTTCAACACCGTTTATGCGACGACCGTCTAGCCTCAGCCCTGCCATGTACATGCGCCCGAGCGGTGAGCCCAGATCGAAGCCGGCAGTGGAAATGACCAGCATCATCGGAGACCTACGTGCAGCACCGCCAAGCGACAGCGCATCAAACAGGTCAGTGGTCTTGTGAACGTGGTACTCATCCAGGATCACAGCGCTAGGATTCAAACCCTGCTGCAAACCAGCATCAGCGCTAACCGCACGATACGTGCCCCTGTTGATATTGCACCGGATCTCGGTACGCAACACAGTGCAGATCTCCGACAGCGCCGGCGACATCTCCACCATACGGCGAGCCTCATCAAACACCAGCCGAGCCTGCGCCCTATCAGCAGCTGCGCTAATAACCTGCGGGCTAGGATCATGCGGATCAGCCACCAGATGGTACAGCGCTATCGCAGCACCTAGCTGACTCTTACCGTTCTTGCGAGGCAGACCGAGCAGATACAACCTGCGCAGCCGCTCACCATTATCGTCCTCCTTGTAAATGTCGCCGATCACATCCTTCTGAAACGGCAGCAGCCGAAACGGTTCACCCAGGAACGTATGCCCCAGAGTCAGAAACTTCTCAATGAAGTCGATCACCCGCTCAGCTTCAGTCATCAGTCCTCCTACAGACTAGCTACCCGTGAAACGCCAAGAACGACACAGACACCGCATTCGACGCTATCGCATACAACGATTCACACGCATCGAGCCGAATATGCTCACTGGCCTCTGTACCAGCCAGATGCAACCCCGTGCTTACCGTCACGCCAACAGGACCAAGAAACACAGGATGCCCCGCACCGCCTCCATCGTTGTGCACCGTTACAACAGACCCGTCACCATCAGCCCTGCATATCAGCACAGCACTAGTGGACACAGCCACCTGACCCGAAGTAAGCGCCATTAAAGCACCGCTGCGAGAGCGCCTGAGAACTGACCAGACACGTCCGCTGAGCCAGATACCATCTTCGCACGCACCCGCACGTCCGTATTCTTCGGCACAATAATCACAGGGTCAACAGTCTTAGAGAACGTAGTCAAACCCTGCACCGCTGTAGCAACCTCAAACTTCGGGAGCCACACACCATCAGTCGCTCTAGTCTCAAGAATGTAGCCGGTCTCAAGGTTGGAACCGTCAAGAGTCGAGAACACAACCTCAGTGATGAACAGATAATCAGTTGAAGATATCGACGTCGCAAGCTTGCGAGTAGTGTTCTGGCCCGCTTCGATCTGCGCATGAACCTCAGCCGCCGAGTCCGGCACACCATCAGTGATAGCGCCTCCCTCATACACCACAATCGAACCAACAAAGTCGACAGCACCAACGTTGTACATGCGAGAAACACGAGCACACGCAGTACCCAGCGTGACAGGCGTCTGACCAGTCAACGTCACAGTCTGCACACCGAACGTCAGATCGTTACCAGAGATCGTGTGATACTCAATCCTGACATCAGTAGTGTCGCTCGCAGAACTCGACACGATCGAGGTGATCGCATTCGTCGAAACATAGGTCTCATCAGCAGCTCCTTGAAGTCCAGCAATAGTCTCAAACGATGTCCCAAGCGTCTCACGGGCACCGAACTTGCGGAGACTCTTAGCCTTAGCAGCCACACTCACAGTGTCACCGAACGTGCTCAGCACCTCGTTAACAGCCGACTGTAGCCTAGGATCGAGCGAAGCGCCAGCGCCACCAGCGGACCCGGGAGGGGAATACGAAGCCATCAGTTACTCACCTTCAAGACCCGAACAGGTTCGGTGCCAGTTGAAACGATACCGTAGACAGAAGAACCAGCAGACAGGTCGAACGACAACGCACCGCCAGACGCCAACGGGAACCCATCAGTAGTAGCCACAGCAGCAGCGCCAACATAGACAACCTCTGTGCCGACGTTCGTAACCACGATCTCGTCGCCGTCGCCGTCAGCCTTAGCTAACAGCGTCGCAGTTACTGCCACAGTGACAGCGCTAGATGAAATACCCATGTCTACCCTTCTAAGATTGTTTTGATAGCCGCTAGCTTCTGGGAGTCAGTCAACTTGCGAGGCTCCGTGACGCCACTGATAGCAGCGTGCACGACCCGCATCACACGAGGTATCTCAGCCTTCAACCGGACACCGCAGCAAGCAGTCGCCTTGAAGTCAGAGTGCGCAGCTAGGTTGAACCCAGGAGCTACCACGCCCATCTTCACGAGCTCCACCAGCAGCCCCGCCAGCCCATCAACAAGATCGGCACTGACAGTATGCTTGCCGTCAGTCTCATAGTCACCGAGCACGCAGATACTCAAACTTGAAGCGTCCATACCCGCACCAGTAGCGCCACCCTGCACGAACGCACCCCGACCCTCAGCCGTGTACTTGTCGTTCATCAGGAAGTTGTACGCTATGTCGTAGAACTCGCCGCTGATATGGTGCCGCTCGATAGACCGCAGAACAGTCTCAAACGGTTCAGAGCCCGTCACACTGTGATGCAGCACAACAGTGTCCACAGCCCCGCCGGCAGACGTCACAGGATGCTTCACAACTCGCTTTGGTGTGATACCCGCACTCCATTGTTTACGCTTAATCATTCAACCAACTTTCGAACGCCGACGAAGCCTGAGCCGCACCTAACGTGATCGTGTTCCTAGCCTGCGGACTCAACCCGATACGGTCCTCAAGACCGACCAGCCGCACTTCCACATCGTTCAACAACTTTGCGACAGGGTGCACAACCTTCTGGCCGGCGGCGCCCGTGGTAGTCCAACCCTCAGCGGCTATCTCAGCCATCAACAGCTCACGCCGTTCTAGTAGCGAACAGTACCGTGATATCAGACCGTAATCGGCGACTGGGTTAAACACGCCTGCAGGGCCACCAAGCTCCCAAATCGCAGCCCACGTGTCAGCATCCTCGAGCGTGTCAGGCATGTCAGGCGTCACGAACGCAACATTGCGAACAGGCGCAGCCTTCACCGCAGCCTTGTTCGGCTTACCCTCCCGCATGTCAGGGTGTTTAGCTCTACTCACTCATCAACTCCACAACTAGTTTTCGTAACCTGGCTATCTCTTCTTCTTGCTGGTGCAGCAGTATCTCGAGCCGCTTATCGACCGCACCGGACAGCGCCGTAGCACTGTCAGCCAAAGCTTTCGGACGTTCCGTCTTGTACTTCGCCCAAGCTGTATAAACCACCTGCGCAGCCACCACAACAGCCACCAGAATCGAAGGGTCCATCCTTCACCCTTC